AGTCGCGAGCTGCTCAAGGCAACGATCAGCAGCGCGTTCTCGAAGGCCTCCGTCCGGGAGCTCGAGGTGCAGGGCGTCAAGCTCTACATCCGCGGGCTCTCGGGCGGGGAGCGCGTGACCTTGCAGCAATGGGCAGCGGAGGCCTCGAAAGGGGGCGAACCGCTTGCCGATTACAAGGTCGTCTCGCTCGGTCTCTGCGATGCGGAAGGCGTCCGTCTTTTCGACGATCCGCTCGAGGTCGCGAAGCTCGACGGCGCTGTCCTCTCGCAACTGTCGAAGGCAATCCTCGAGGCGTCGCTCCTCACCGATAACGCGGTCGGAGACGCGGAAAAAAAATAGCGGGCGAGCCGGAGCTACAGATGTGGTTCCGCCTCGCGGCGCAATTAGGCGCGACGGTAGGGGAGCTCCAAGAGCGTATGAGCTCCGAGGAGTTTACCTACTGGATCGCGTTCTACGGGCTCGAGCCTTTCGGCTACGACGTCGAGATGTGGCGCATGGGAATGCTCGCTTCCACGACGGCAAACGCCGCAGGGCCGAAGAAGGGCGGAAAGGCCTGGAGCCCGGACGACTTTATCCCGAAGAAAGACACGACTTCCACGTCGCAATCGGTCGCCGAGCAGCGAGCGATTCTGCAATCAATGGTGAAGCATGGCTGACATAGGCACCCTAGTCGTCAAAATGGCGGCGGACTCCGCGCAGATGCGCTCGGAGCTCGAGCGCGTCAAGAAAGATGTCAAAGGGACGGACAGCGTCCTCTCCGGGCTCACGAGCAACTTCAAGCTCCTCGGAGGCCTCGCGGCGGGCATTTCATTCACGGCGATCATTAATCAAGCGATTCAGGTCGCGGGCGCTCTGAACGATACCGCAGTCAAAACCGGCATCTCAATCGACGCGCTACAGCGGCTCCAGTTCGCCGCCGGGCTCTCGGGCGGTTCGCTCGAGAATGTTTCCGGCGCCGTCGGCCGTATGCAAAAGGCGCTTATCACCGCAGGCGAGGGCTCCAAAGAAGCAACCGAGGCGCTCGATCGTCTCGGCCTGTCCGCAAGTGAGATTCTCGCGCTCTCGCCGGACAAACAGTTCGAGGCGGTCGCTGTCGCCATTGCCTCGATAGAAGATCCGGCCGCTCGTACTACCGCGGCGATGGACCTCTTCGGGAAGTCGGGCGCCGAGCTCGTGCCGACCCTTGTCGCAATCGGAACGAACAGCGAAGAGATCAACGCGCAGCTCTCCTCAATCGGCGGTCCAGTCTCCGCCGAGGCAATCGCCAAGGTTGACACCTTGGGCGATCAGCTCGACGTCCTCAAGACTGCCGGGAAAAACACCGCAATCGAGCTCGCAGCGCTCGCCTCGGTCGTTCTTGGCCCGCTACTTGAGGCGACAAACTCCTGGATCAGCTCGCTCCGCATCCTGGTCGGCGGAGGAGGGGAGCTCGAGCGGCTCGAGCGCAGGTTCGAAATTCTTCGCGAATCGCGAAACTCGATCCCGTTTTTTCTGAACCTTGGGTACATTGAAAACGGAAAGATGATTATGGGTCCGCGCGCGCTCGAGCAGGCGATCGCGAACGTCGGGCGCGAAATTGACCTTCTAAAAATGAAGGCGCAGCTCGATTCCGGAATCATAGACATTCCATTCGACATCCCCGAGCCGCAGATCCCGGACTTAACCGTCGCTAATAAAAAGGGCAAGGCAGCATTAACTCCCGCGCAAATTCGCGAGAAGGAGCAGGCCGAGCGCGAGAAAAACTATAAGCGTGAGTACGATCTGAAGGCTTTGCACTTCTCAAACCTTGAACTCCTGTCAATGAATCACGCGACCATCCTCGCCGGTATTGACGCGAACGCAACGGCGCAACGCATCCAGGTCGCGACCGATTTTCACTATTTTCAATCTGAAATCCAGAGCGCGTTCGGCCTACAACAGCTCGACTTTGAAACGATCAAGAACTCCTCGATCATCGACCTGGCGGGCGAGATGTTCTCCGCCCTCGGCGGCGCAGGCACGAAGTTCTTCAAGGTTCAGCAGGGCTTTGCGATCGCGAACGCCATCATAAATACGGCGCAGGGCGTGACCGAGGCGCTGAAGCTTCCGTTCCCTGCCAACCTCGCCGCCGCCGCAAAGGTAGCCGTAGCAGGCGCTATTCAGATCGCGAAGATTAAATCAACGAACCCCGGCGGCTCCGGAAGCGTGACTCAAAGCGGTCTCTCGGGCGGCACGACAAGCGCTGCAAGTCGAGCCGTTCCCGCAGGCAACGCGCAGCAGGCGCAGGAGCCGCAGGCAAAGATCGCCCAGGTGGTCATCCAGGGCAGCGTCTTCTCGAGCCGCGAGACGGCCGACTGGCTGATCGGTCAACTCTCGGAGGCGATCAACGGTCGAGACGTTGTATTCATTAACGGCAACAGCAGACAGGCCGGACTGATCTCGGGGGGTCCATGACCGCAGTCGTCTACATCGCAAAGCGTTCAGTCATCGCCGGGCATACGTCCGGCTCGCAGTATTCGCTCGACCTTCGCGTCGTCGAGGCGGGGCTCACGATCGGCCGTAAGGTCGGCTCCGAAATACAGCGAACGCTCTCGGACAAGACCGAGACGCTGTACTTTTTCGGGAAGACGACCTGGTCGGTGTCTGCCCTGGTCAAGAGCTCGAGTGAGCTCTCCGCGCTCCTCGAGTTTCTGCACTCATGCGAGGCCCAAGAAAGCTTCACGTTCTCCCCGTATGGCACCGTTTCCGCCCTGGGGACGACCTATTCCGCTCGCCGGGTGCAGCCGACCTACACCCTCGACCGCCTGGACGGTACCGGCAGCTCGCCGAGCGAGGACGCGATGCGCGTCACGTTTGACCTCGAGGAGGCCTGATGCGTACCGACGGCGCAGTCTTCGACGTACTGAATACCTCCTCGGTCAAGGAGCCGCGGTTTGTAGTCAAAATCGAGTACCCGGTCGATTCGATCTACATCACCTCGCACAGCGGCATCGCCGACGTGCCGGGGACCGTCCTGCAAGGAGCGCTCCAGGAGCCGTCAATCGTCTCGCAGCGATTGAACCCGATCGAGGGTCGAAGCGAGATCGGCTCCGCGTCGTTCTCCGTCGTCGACGTCGGCGCAGACTTTACGACCGAGATCCGCGAGCGGCTGAACGATGACGTCGGCCTCCGTAAGCGCCAGGTCAGGTTCTACCTCGGCTACGCCGGGCTATCCTTTAACGACTTCGTCATGGTCGGGACGCAACAGGTCACGCAGGCGATCTACGACCGCGGGCGCTATTCGATCTCCTGCGCGGATGTTCAGCGCTTTGCAAAACAGGACATCTTCGACCTCGCAGAAACGACCCTCGCGCAGTCTTTAAGCGCAACGGACACAACCGTCTATGTGACATCGACGACGGGCTTCTTGACCGTCTATCACGGCTCGAGCTACTCGGACGCAGCAAACTCGACCGTCGGCTACATCAAGATCCGAGACGAGGTAATACGCTACACCTCCAAGACCTCGACGACCTTCACTGGATGCACTCGTGGCGTCCTGGGAACGATCGCGAGCAAGTACGACGTCGACGCCGCAACACCGGCCGCGCGTCGCGAGAAGGTGACGGAGCACGTCTACCTCGAGCTCCCGGCCGTCAAGCTCGCGTATGCCATCCTCACCGGCACGCTCTACGGCGACTCCGCCTCGCTCCCGTCGACTTGGAGCCTCGGGATCAGCTCGACGCTTGTCCGCCTGGCGGACTTCACCGGCATCGGCTCGGATATGTGGGACGGTGCGAACGGTGGTGTCGTCGTTCGATTTGAGGGGCTAAAGAAAACCGACGGCAAGAAGTTTCTAGAAGAGGAGATCTGTCGCCTCCTCGGCGTGTTCATGCCGGTGTACGCCGACGGCGCTCTGGGACTCAAGCGAGCCTCGCGCGTTCTTTCCGACTCGGCAACCGTCGCAACCCTCGACGAATCAAACTCGATACAGATCGGCGAACTCACGCACGACATGGAGGACGTTCACAACGTCTTCCGCATCTCCTGGAACTGGACCGGCTCTGACTACTCCCGCACGACCTCGCTCATCGACGCGACGTCTGTCGCCATCCACGGACGCGCAGATCCGCTCGATCTCAAATTCAAGGGGCTATACGGTGGGCGCGCGACCGACTCGCTGATCTATCAGATCGTCGACTCCTTGCGCGATCGCTACTCCTCGCCGCCGGAGCGGATGTCTGTCACCGTTGTCCATTCGCTAAACAAGCTTGAAATCGGCGATGTCGTCCGCGTCAAGTATGCAAGCGTCCGCGACTTTGCCGGGACCGGCTCGAGCATCGACCGCGCGTTCGAGATCCAGAATCTTTCCGTCAATCACCGCACCGGCCAGGTGCAGCTCGAGCTCTTCGGCTCGACGTCCGCGGCCTCCGCGCTCTCGCCGACGACGGCGACGACCGCGCTCCCGGACGCCTTCTACACCGCAACCGGAACGGCGCTCTCAAGCGTCGCAACGATTACCGCGGGCGTCATGGCAACCGGCACCTATGCGCTCGCAGGCGGCAGCGACATCACCGCCTCGGGCTCGATCTGGTATCACAACGGCGACCTCACAATCCCGCAAGGTTGCACGTTAAACATTAGTGGCAACGTGCAGCTCCGCGTGAAGGGCTACTTGACGATCAACGGCGCGATCAATGGCGTCGGCACTGGGCTTCCGGGTGTTGTCGACACCGCCAACCTCACGGTCCAGGCCGGAAATCCCGGATTCGTCGGCAATTCGCGCGGGTGGGACGGCATTGCAGGCGGCTCGGATTTTACCGAGGGCAACGCGCGGCTCATCACTGTTTCCGTTCCCGTCACCCAAAGCAAACACGCGAGCTTTCCGTACCTCGAGCTCGCCGTCGACGGGCATTTGCTGAAGGGGCTCCCGACAGATCTGCGCGGCACCGGCGGAGCGCCTGGCGGCAAGATCACCTCGAGCGGCGGCTCATTCTTCCGCGCAAGCGGCGGCTCGGGTGCAAACGGCGGCGCAGGAC